GATTACAAGGTAAGGTTCGGATACCTTGGTGCTAACGGACACCAGAAAGACTTGGACCAAATGGGAATGACATTTGAGAACCATGAGTTATACTGCATGAACTTGATGGATTACCCAGATAGATTGAAAGCAAAGTATAGAATGAACCCCGTGGATATTACTCAGTATGCACAGTTGTATAAGTTCTTCGACGTCTCCCTCAGCCCCTTGAAGAACTCAAGATTCAACAAGTGCAAATCAGAACTGAAGGTAGTAGAAGCGGGGTTCACTCGTACTGCAATCATAGCATCCAACGTAACGCCATATAAGGAGGTTATAAAGCACGAAGAGACGGGCATCCTATGTAGTAGTCCAAAGGAATGGAAAGAGGCCGTAGAAAGCATGACACTAAGCAAAGCACAAAGACTTGGAAACAATCTGTACGAGTATTGTAAAGAGCACTACGATTTGTCCACCATAAATAAACTACGATTGGAAGGACTGTCATGAAAAACCTAACCATACCGTCATACCTAAAGCATTACGCAAATGACCTCACCCTCATGCGTATTGAGGCTAACCGTCAACGATACGAGGGCACACACAAACAGCGCACAGGAACAAAGAAGTCTGTGCTGCTTGGCGAAGTATCAAGAGAATACTACACAGAATACATAGGGATACTTGGCGAGTTACTGATGCGTCATTACTTTGAAATCACACCACAGGTTGTACGCTACACAGTCTCAACGCTGTTAAAGGAAACCAAGAGTGTAACCGATGACCCAGACATCATAGTTGAAGCGACAGACAAGAACTATGGACTGAGTATCAAGACTTGTGAGAAAACATTCAAGGCAAACAAGCCAGCCATGGACAAGGAGGAGTCAGATCTGGTACTCTTCATCTTGTTTACATCACCCGAGGATTACATATTCGCCGATTTCACACCGGCAGAAGTAAGGGAGTGGAACGTAAAGCACGCTTACTCACCCTATTACGAATTGAAACCCTAATCGTTTCGTTTCGTACCTTCACGGCTCCCATAATCTCGTGGGCTACAACCTATTTTTTTATCAATCACTATGGAAGACTTCGACAAATTCGTAGCGGAACTTGAGTCCGCTGAACAGCCAACTTGTAACATCTCTAACCCAGAAGATTGCGAGGCTTGCGGTTCCTAATTAGAGTGGTCTATTCACTCTTAGGAAGTAAAGAAGTAGTAGAAGAATCAACAGAACGTAAAAGGAAAACTTGTACACCTTGTTGTACCACCTGTCGCTGTCCCTCATAACGACGGACGGGACAGGTACTTCTACGATTTGAACGATAGTATCGGATTCACATACAGCATCGACCATGATAGTATCATATGATCGTACTACCTGGACTTTGAGTTTATCTTTCTGAACTATTACCGTGTCCTGTGTACGTGTTATCACCGTGTCCGTCAAAGTAACAGGTGGAGTCACAATCGTATCCACAATAGCAATCGTGTCTGTCTTTAGTAGTGTCGGGTCCTTCTTTACTGCACGCTTGAGATGCCATTGAGCGCTGCAAGAACTCAATAAGACTATTGTAATTAACCCGGCCAGCCATCTCATTATCTTGATTTTAGAATTTCGTTTTCCTTTTCCAGGAACTCTACCTTGACTCGGAGTGCGTGAACTTCTGCTGTGAGTTCCAAGATGGAGCCACGCATCTTCTCCTTCTCTTCAGCGCTGTGGGCCAATAGTTCCTCAAGGTTTCTTACACGTGCCTTCAAGTCGTCACGGTAAAGAGTAGTATCATTGTTAGCCTCAGCGCCTTTGCGTTCTTCTGCTTTCATCTTCATTCGGTTGGTGTAAAACTGGAACGCTGCACCACTACCCAATACAGTAACAACTGTTATCGCTATTTGGATCCAAGACTCCATTATCTTTCTCTGGTTTTTCTGTGTAAATATTCTGCGTTCAGTCTACGAACCACACCCCATGCGCTAAAGGCGAGAACAAACCAGCCCCAGTGTGTGGGTGATACAAAGATAGTACCTTCTACCGTGTATATTAGGAACGTAGATATGTAGGCGCTCATGCTTAGAACGGCTGCCTTCACTCTACAATGCAAGTCCTCGGTAGAAATGCAGTACAATTGAAATATACCAAATCCAACACACACTAAATTGTATATCGGCATCCATCCTATCTCCATAACAGTTACCAAAGGAGAAAGAATAATCAAACATACCGCAAGAGTAATCTCTGTAGGTTGGCTGTCGCTATACAGATAAATGTGGCGTATTTTGGATGCTAACAACTTTATGCGCTGTATCTGTTTCACTTCTTTGCAAATTTTTCAAGCCCTGCTATTCCAAAACTGCCGAGCGTTACGACAAGAAAAGAGTTGTAGACAAAGTCGTTGATAGGTAGGTGGCTTCCAAAGAACCCTGTGACTACATCCACCACCATTACGATGACCATAATCGCAAAGGACAGAAAACCTATAACAGTCTTCTCATTGTAGTCGTTGCTCTCTTTGAAAATCTCTGTCCACTTCATCCTACAAATATACCAATCCTACTCTGGAAGTTCGACGCCGTACAAAATGTACATAGCCTCCTCTGGGCTATCCTTAAAGGTCCCCTTGATAGTCATCTCGACGCTGTTTAATATGTCGTAATTCTCAAACTTAGCAGAGTAGTTCGCTGCAAAATCGTATGCTTTTACAACCTCATCCAATCGTGCCTTTCTCTTCACCTTCTCTGTGTCGCTCATATCAATGTATGGTTTACGGAAGTTCTGGTCACTCATGTTGTAATAGAACTGCTTAGCAATATCTACTGGATAGTCACGGAAAAGGAATGCTGATGATAGTTGTAACGCAGTCTCTAACGGCTGTAGTTCTATGTCTGGATTCTCCTCTGCTTCGCCCATTCTCTTGCGGTACTCACGAGATATATAGTTCAAGTTAGGAGGTATGAATGTTTCTTTAAACACATACGAACCATATGCGTCAGACCAATCAGTAAGGTTTGGACCAATGATGTATCTGTTAACCCAACTTACATCTTCGTTATCCAAGATAGGACGACCGTAAGAATCCTTTCCATCTACAAGATTAAACAAAAGTCTTGCTGCAAGGTTAGGGTCCTTGAAGTCGGAGAGTATACTGAGTAGTTGATCGCTTCGTGAAATACCCTCACGTCCGAATATAAGTCCCTGTATCTCATCGTAAGGGTCTTCTGAACTCATGTTGGCAAAGCGAATCTTACCGCTCTCATCCATGTCTATAGCCACAATGTTTGCACCCTGCATCCAAGGTGGTAGTATATAGTTTGTACCACGTGCTTGCTCTGCGAGTTCTACTTCCTCGTCGTCCTCGAGTAACATATTTGCAATAGCCTGGTAACCCATCGTGGATAGTGTCGCTAACAACATACCCATAGACAAAGTACCAACAGAATCTACCATGTACGCTTCACGCTGTGATTTAGTTAGGTTCTCGTTAGTCATTGCCATTGCTAAATCCGATACAGCGTTTTTGTATATACTGAAGTAACTACGGAATGCCTCTACACGGAACGACAAGAAGTCACCCACAGGTAACTTAAATAGGTTCCGCAGAGAAGGATGTATACGAGACATGGTTGGCATGTTCTGCTTGATACGCTCCGCTGTCATCTCATCTACTTGTTGCTGTTGTTCTGAGTTGAGTTCACTATAAGACTTGCCCTCTGGGTTTGACTCAAGTCTCTTAGCGAAGTTCTCACGCTTTGTGAGATAGGCAATCATCTTGGTGTAGTCATCAATGAATCCATACTGGTACGCTATACGTGCAGCCCTTGTCTTGCCTCTACGCTGTGCATCCTTTACTCTTTGTGGCAACCAACTCCATGCTTCGTCTGGGGATGCACCTTCTATCTGGTCAATAAACGACTGGTTAATATCTTGGAACATACCCATGTTAGGAGATGAACCAAGCAAGCCAAGTTCACCCATACGGTTCAATACTAATTCGAGTTCCGGATCGACTACACCTTCTTTCATTTTCTTGAAGCGATTCTTCAAGTCCTTCATAACAGTGATGCCCCCTCTGTGTTTATTGTATGGCAACACAAAATTAGCAGCAAGGAAGTACCATCCACCCATGATGTTCTTACGCCAAGTAGGTGTATTGTAAAGTACACGAACACGACGCATCTGAAGTAGCAATTTATAGTATCCTTGGAGCGCCTTGTTATCGGACTGATACAGAGGAGTCTGCTTCAGCATGCTAACAAAGTCATTCTTCACAGCCTTGCCATTCATAGGGGATTTCTTCTCCTCTATTTTTGTGTAGTTCTTTTTATAGAAGTCGTATACCGCTGAGTGAACAGCGTCCTTCTCAGCAGGAGTGTCGCCCTTACGATTGCCTTGCTCGTCTATCAATTCGTTATATCCTAATCTCTTATAGAAATCTACCAGAGACTCTCCCTTTTCTATAACCCCCATGGTTCTACCTAACTCAACGAGTTGAGAGAAAGACAGTGTGTTCTTTTCAAGGTTACGAATAGTGGTTCCGGTTAGAATCAAGTCACCCAAGTTACTGCGCTGTGCAATCTCATTAACTCTATCGGTCAAAGTGAATTGCTGAACCATGTTGGTTAACGTGGCTATTGTTTGACTGAACTTAACATAAGGGTCTTTCTCTACGCCGAGGTACTCCATTAGTTCTATCGGTAAGTCTAACCTTTCCTTGAACTTCTTGGTAGGTAATCTCAATTTACCCAGATCACGGGTACCGGATAAGCCTTCGCCATATCCTTCACGCTGGCGTTTGGATGCTTCTTCAAGTTCACGAAGGCTGTCGCTCACCCGCTTTCTTATCTTTGTTTTCTGGGTAGCCTCAACGTACATCACTACATCATCGAACTCTTCTGGATTAAGACCCATGTCCATCATGTCCGCGGCTATTTCGTCCGTCATGTTTTCATCAATGTCAAAGGCGATATCCATTATGCTACCTTCTACCATTGCTTTCTCTGCGGCTCTACGTAACTGTGGGTCAAACTTAAAGTTAGGGTCAGTGAATGCTCGATAAGTTCTTGTGCCGTACATCGCTGTATTATCCTTGATAACATCCTGCAACTCGGTACTTAGGTTAGAGAACACGGCACTGTTTTGAATAGACTCCTGCATGGACGCACGAATAGCCCTCAATCTACCCAACTCCTTCGCCAACTCTGGGTTCTGACTAAGTATTTCCTTTATAGCATTGTCTCTGATGTCTGCGTTTTCCCCAAACAGATAGTCGTTAGCAAGGTTAGCAATTCGCTCTCTCTGCTGGGGCTCCATATTCTTGGTAATCTTATTCACTTGACGTAAAGCCAGGAAGAATCTATTGATGTGCTGCACATTTATAGACTCAGAAACTTCAAGTGCTTGTAGCACATCTCTTCTAATGCTACGCAATCGCTTAACGCCAAGGATTTTCTCCAACTTCTTTACAAAGTTGTCGAACTTAGGCTTAATAAACCCGACCATCTTCTCCAAGGGGTCGTATGTTTTCTCGTAGTTCTCTGGATCTGGGATGCCGGCTGCATTTCGGTCGGGTATTCCTTCCAGTTCCCCGGTTGGTTTTTCAAACCCATACTCATCCTTCTCCGTCTTCTCTCTGGTCTCCGCTCTCTTTCTTTGGAATCGCTCTGTTTGCAATCGCTCAGACATAGGTACCTTGCTGATGTCAGCACCTGCACGTACCGCCTTAGCCATACCCTTCATGTATTCAGATATATCTTTTGCAAGAGCAGCATCTTCAAAAATCTGAACCTTCTTACCTGTCAATTTAGAAACGATGGCGTTCAAGAAAGCCTTTACCTCCTCTAAGAACGATGGCTGGAATGTAATACGTTCATCAGCCAGTAGGCCTCCGAGTTCCACCATAAACTCCTCTGACCGGTACGCACCAGCACCCTCTAATGTTTCCTTGTATCGCTTTGTAAAGTCGTTGAGTTCCTTCACACTTGATCCATCGAGACGACGTATAACCAACTTCCTAAACTGATTGAAGTCAATAGGGTTGTCGTTAAAGAACTTGGAAAATATAGAGTGATAGATTTCATGATACGCTGTTCCTTGTGGGGTATATCTATCTGCAGTTCCCCGACCGGTGAGGGATTCACGCTTTAATGGAATCTCTACTACGATTCTGTTACCTGCTTGTTGCTGTCTGTCTCCTCCTCTTTTGAAAGCGGTGTATATACCAGCGCTTCCTTTGAGGTCTTTCTTGCTTAAGCCCGCTTGTTGTCCGGCTTTGTAATATCCTGGCTTACCAAAACCAATGTTAAAATGCTGTGAGTTTGGTTCGAGTTTAGCAAATGCTTCGCTTGCCAGGATTAATTTGTTAAGAGTGCGCTGTTGTGTTGGTGATATACGCTGACCGTCTGACCACTCTCCTTTCTCAAGCATCTGTTGAAGTGCAGCCGCATCATTCCTGTCAAACAGGTTGAAGAATCTACCTTTCTTTGCTGTTGCAAACCTTTCAGCCGCCTGCTCTGGAGTAGCGTGCCGTGATTTGCGCTCTAAGTTTTGCGCGCGTTCTTGAAGTATTCTACTAATCTGAGCCTGCGCTCTGCCGATTTGCGACTCGGGTATGTTCCCAGGTTCTTGCCCGACTTGCTCTCCACTCGGTACTTCTTGGGTGCCAGTTTTCGTATCACTTGGTTTCGTTTTAAATAGTGTATCAAGTTGTCTTGAGTCCTCTCGCAACTGCTCCTCAATCGCTGCCTTCTCTGTTGCGTTGATGTCACCGTTTTTAAGGACTTCTATTGCTGTCATTATACCGGTGGTCAACTCATTTGCTTTTTGTCTTGATGACTCGTCCAGAGCCATGATTTGTGCAGAGTATTCTTGGAGTAATGAATACTTCTCGTCTCTCAACTTACGCTTCTTTGCTTCAACAGCCCTTTTGGTAGTGGGGTCCTCCTTCTGAGACTCTGTTAGTTTTGCTATTTCATTGTCGAGGCTGGCAATCTGACCGTTGTTTACCGTGAAGGCAATTTCATTTGCTTCCACAAGGCCCTTCTGATCCTGTGTCTCTGCCCAGTCTACATACTTCAACTCTCCTGGTGTCTTTCCGATACGTCCAGTAAGTCTGTATGCCATCACTGGTGCAGCCGGACCAAGTTCAGCGAATGCTTCGAGGGCAATATCTCTTGGACTAATCTCGTCTCCAGATATTACCTGTCCTAAAAACTCACCAGTACCCCCGAGTGCTGCTTGAGTCAATGCTTCTGCCGCACCTACCTTTAGGGCTCTGTTGGTTGCCGATTTACTTACTGATTTTACAAGAGTATTACCCGCTTTACCAGCAACACCCCCAGATATACCATCGAATATAGCAATAGGAATACCTCTTTTGAGTCCATACGATCTGGCCTCTGACATGATATCCGGGTTTTCCATAGCAAAACGAAGTTGGTCCATGTCTCTCACATCAATACCTTGTTCTTGAAGAGATTGCATTAATGAAGATGCATACTCAGTAGCGAGAGATGTTGAAGTAAAGTATCCAACGGTTCCGCCACTCAATGTACCAAAGCCAGGAACAACAGAACCTGCTGCGGCTCCAGTGCCTGCGCCAATCGAACCGCTCTCATAAGCCGAGCCCATGGTTATCATAGACTCCGGTAGAGCACGTACAACATCAAGAAGAAAACCTCCAACTGTGCTGTTAGAGTACAGCCAATCGTCTTCCTTTACTGCATCTCTTTGTATGATGTAGTTGTAATAGGCTAAGTCTTCGTAGTTAAAGTCTCCGCTGATTTCTCCCATGGCTATATAATCCCCAAGGCGACCAGTGGCATTGGCTCGGTTCCATAATCTACCTAACTCGCTTGGGTTGTCGTCAATAATAGCATTGCCATCCTTCAATGAACTCAGATTACTCAGAGTAGAGTACCCTTTTCCTTCCAGTGACTTGTAGTACTGCTCGGCTAAGTTGTATATCTCTGGATTTACAGCGCCCCTAATCTGCTCGAGACTTACACCTCTGTCTCTTGCTGCATCAATGTTTGGTATTAACCCTCCTACTACCGCTTGGGATTCAGTGGCGAGTGGAGTAGAAGCAAATCCCGTACTTACGTCCTCTGATCCTAATATAGAACCCATAGGATCGGCGGCCTGCGAACCTACGGTACCATCTTTTTTTTTTGAATAGTAGTCTTGTGCGAAGGACATGACGTCTTCGTTGACACTCCCTTGTATCTGCTCAAGGGTTACCCCTCTGCTGTATGCATCCTCAAGGGCTGCTATTAGTTCTTGTTGCTTTTCTGGTTCCATATATTAAATTTAAAAGCCCATCAGAGGCACAGGCATAGCATTAAACGAACTTCCTTTACCATAAGGACCAGGGTATGTCACCGGTGGTGGAACTAAGCCTTGCTCTTCATGGCGTTTCTTTTGTTCTTCTATCGCTTTCTTTATGTAGGAATCTCTCGGCTGTTCTATAGGGTACTTGTACTCACTCTTGTCGCCGTAATTGTAATAAGACATGCGGGCTATATCTAAAAATACAGGATATGTAAACTTGTCTTCATTCGCTTGAATGGCATCCCATGCCCCATGCTTTGTTCCGAATCCCTCTCGGTCGGCCAAGCCTTCTGCGCTTTCGTCTTCACCGTCCTTTATCAACTGGAACTTTTCATCATTACTAAGGTTATGCCAATCTCCAATGGTCGGGAACTGAGAAGTAAACAAATCTACCGCATAGTTTGCCATGTCTGTCTCAGTCATATCGTAAAGTTCTTCTCTGCCTTTTGGGGCAGTATTCATCGGCACCTGTGATGGCTCTATAGTAAAGGATACGTGAGACCTTGTAGGTGTGTTGTATTCAATATTAGTAGGGTTTGGATTTTCTGATATACCTCGGCGTATTGCGCCCTCACTTATTAAATCGCCGAAGTAACGTCCTTTATATTCATTCTTGTTTTCTTCACTTTTAAAACCAATTTCATTTGCCGCTTGATCCATGATATGCTGTCTATTGCTTAACATCATCTCAACCTTTTCATCGTCTGACATGCTCTTCCATTGTGATAATGCTCCCTGCGAGTTTTGTATGGACATGAGTTTAAGTTGTTCCAGTTGTTGCTCTTTTGGGAGGCTAAGGAAGTTTGAATAAATGTTACCCCTATTAAGTGGGTTGTTGTTATCTGCGGTTAAATCCATAGGTTCCGCACGAACAAAAGCAAACGGGTCCTGTTCTAACTCCCTGGCATAATTATTTGCGTCAACAAACTGTCTGTACTCTGGACTGTCTTTGTCTGGTTGTAGTTGAGATAGGTTGAACAGAGACTGGTCTACACCAGCGGCTCCAGCCGGTGGCGGGCCTACGCCTGGTTGATTGGAATTCTGGGATAACGTCTGCGCATAAGGAAGCATCTGCTGGAAGGTGTTGCGTATCTTCGCAGCCTGGGATGCATTGCTCAATCCGTTTAGAGGTATCTCATTCATCGGAACAACTTCATGCGCCAAGTGTGTTGAAGAAGTGGTGCCCTCCTTGACAGATTGATTGCTTCTTATCACGGCGTACGGCTCACCTTTTTGGTTAATACCGATAGATGTTATGTAACGCTGGTTGCCTCGTTCATCTCTGAAGAAGGGCTGTGATCCCTCAATCTTTGAGTGCATTACAAATCCAGCATTAACCAAATCTGGCTCTCCCGATTTTATAAAATTGCCTCGTTTTCCTTTTTCTGTAATAGCAGGAGCATACGCAACATCACCTTGAGATAGAGCAAATACGTTTGCAGCATTCTCCTCTTGAGCAGCGCGTCTCTGTATTGCTGCTTGTGCGTTTAACTTTCTCCTGTACATAGCGTACTCACGCTGTTCTTTTTCTTTCTCTGTTTCAATGTCTGTTGCAAGCATGTTGGTCAGAGAGTTGGTCACATACTGAGCATACATCCCGATGTACTCTTCACGCTGTGCGTCGTCAAGGTTCTTAACCTTAGACAAGTCCTCCATATTGCCAGACAAACCACCGAGTTGGTGTAACACGTATGCGATAGCCTGGTCTTCTTCTTCTTGTGACAAAGAGTTTGTGCCGAACCACGCAGATACAGAGTTTGCTACTGCTTCTGGGTCTAATGCACCCTTACCAGCCATGTCGTAGAAGTTTTGGAAACCACCAGATGCTTTGAGATTCTGTAGAATCATACCCGCTGCTGCGTTTGGAGCAATCTCTGGCAACGCATATCTTCTGAACTCTCCAAGTCGAGGGAGTTGGCTCGTCGCATTGCCAATCATATTCATATCTACAGGAATAGTTCTGGCTTGTTCTAATTGCTGCATGATAGCAGCAGGGTCATTGTACTGAGTTGGGTCAGCAAGAATGGATGCTTCCAATCCATTGATTGTCTCAGCGTATGTTAGTGCGTCTGCTGCGTGTTGCTTGTACGTATTGTACAGTTTCTGTCTACGGGCCTTAGCCTCAAAAGACATGTCTCCCTGATCCAGGTCTTGCTCAATAGCATCCCACTCCATTTGTAGTTGGTCTTGTAGACCAGGAGTAAAAGCACCACGCTCCTGTTGGAACTGGTTGAGGTATGCTAACTTCTTTTCGTCTTCTAATTCCCGGCGAGCCTTGGCGTTTCTGTACACCGCACCATAGTCAATCATGGGCAATTCGCCTACCGGCATAAATGTGGATGTATCAGCCATTATTGAAATTGTTCTTTGCTAAGTAAGTTACGAATGAATTGATGTAATTCGCTATCACCTTCTTCAGAAAGTTTGCGCATCTCCGCCGCTTGCTCTGGGTTAAATATGTACTCACCACCTGTCATCTCACCAATCTTAGCGCCCTCTTGCATGATGTCAATAGGGTTGTCGTCATGGTCAAACTCTCCTGGTGTTTTCTCTACTGATTCCTCGACCTCACCACCTCGTGCATATCCTGTCTGGAGTAGAGACCTTTCATCTTTAGGTCTACTTAAATCAAGGTCCATTCCTTGTGTTGCTAATTCAAACGCATTTGCTGCATCTGATTCACCGGGCGAAAGAGGTGATGATGCTTTGTTTAATTCGTCTTCAAAGAAAATCATTTGGTCTCTTGGACGTAGCGCCTGATCAGACGCAGCGTTTAATTTGTTTTCTACTATAGAGCCTTCTGTTTTAAATGGAGTTGCATCTCCATCGTAGTCTGTGACAATGGTGTTGTCATCTAATACGGTTGACCTTCCGCCACCTTGATCTGTTATTTCAACTTGCGCATCGAATGTTGTTTCGTCACCGGTTTTGTCTTTCTTTTTCCCGACATAATCACCAGCAATCTCTGCAACACCCGCTAATGATTGACCAATACCAGCCATTGTGGTTTTTCTGGCAGCATCTGCGGCACGTGCGAGCCTGTCCATGTTGGCGTTTGCATCAGCACGCTGTATTCTCATAGCGTCAGACTCTTCAGCCCGTCTAATCGCTGCGTTTCTCTGTCCAAATTGGTCTATTGCATTTTGTGACGCTAAGTCTGTTGCTCTAATAAGTCCTGGCGTTGCTGATACCAGCCCTCTTGAGCCACCTTGTTGAGCGATTTGCTCTGCCGCTGTTGCTTGGGCACGTAGAGTAGAATCAATTGCAGACTGCGCATCACTTTCCTGCTGGGCAATTCTTTGTCTTGCCGCCTGTGATCTGATTGGGCCTTCAGCAAGGGCATCTGCTTGGGCCATTTTCTTTTTAGCCTGGTTCTCTTAATAGGCACCATACGCAGCCGTGCCGAGACCTGCTCCTAAATTCAATAAGCCGCCTACAAAAAATTTCTTACCGTGTTTCATATTACAAAAATACTATTTATCCTATTGTCCCTGCTGGTTGTGCAGGTTACTCTTGGCGTATATAAAGTTTACCGCATATAACTCGTGCGCTGTGGTTGTGGGGTTTACAAGTTTTGCCTTCAAGTAGTAGTCTCTAATTGCATCTCCCTCTATGGCAGAGTTAGCAATCAAAACTACCTCGTCATCAGCAACCAAACCACTTACCGCGGCATGACATTCAAGTTCTTTTTCACCGCTAACAGATACAGCATATAGGTTTAATGGTACCAAATTGGCACCACTTACCTTAAACAACGCTGTTGTGTTACCTACAGGAAAGCCTATGCTATTGATAGCATTCTTGAATGTAATCTTATCTGTCGCTATGGATGCAACTGTTCCGACTCCGAATACCTCAGACGTTCCGCTAAGGGAACTAACATTGGCAGTTGCAGTATAGTCGATGTTGTTGCTTGAGT